ATGTTAATAACTTTTAAAAATCAAAGGGAAAAAGAAGTTTTTATGATGATACTTAAAGACGCTAGTTTAAATGAAGTAAGGGGTGATGTTAAGATGGAAGCACTTGAATTGTGGCAGAGACTAACTAAAGAAACCCAGAGTAATGATAATCTATCAGTGTATGCTTAACACCCAAACGAAGAGGTAATACAATGATATATACAACTAGAACAATAGTAGAATTATCAAAAGTGCAACAAATAAAGATGAAAGATGGGTATTAACTATAATCTCTATGTTCTGCAATATAAATCTTTATAATATATTCTGTATTTCTTTATAGCATGAACTGGATATTATGGGCTGACATATTTTTCTTTATGATCCTTTTAGTATATGGAATTTGGTTTACATGGTTTGACAAAAGACTAAGAATTATTATGATCCATCCAGACAAACGCCTGTCTTTACATAAGGTTAATCTTATGGATGGAAAGATGTTTAATCTTAAAGATAAAAAATACGTTTTCGACGAAAAAGCTGTCTTTGTAAGAAATAATCGGTTAATGCACTCGATCTATTTTTTCAATAATCCAAAACCGATAATAATAACAGGGGATAAGGGCTATAAATACACTTCTCAAGAGATCCATAAACTTTTAGATACAAATTTTACAATGAATCTTATAACTCCTAAGATAGACGTTAAAAAATTCGTCTTAGGCACAGCGATCTTAATAGGGATCGTTATTATAGTAGCTGTCATACTTCATTTTACAGGCGTTATTGATCTGGCGTCGATCATACAGGAAACGATCGGGCAAAAACCTGCGGGTGGTTAAAATATTTGAGAAATTTAAAGACGAACTGATCGATAAAAACAAAAATGAACTGTTTAATCTAAGGCACAGTTTATCAATAGCACTTATGCGGTCAGAAAAAGACAGAAAAAACCCAAATAGGAATGAAGGAAATAATATGCTTATACATGATCTAAAGAAAGAAATCGCGATCATAAACTCTATAACAAGCGATATGATAAGACATAAGTTATTTTATTATAGAAAAGATCACAAACCACGAAAAGGGGTCGATTAATGGATCTTCCTGCTAATTTTAATGACGACGACGCCGAGAAGATCGTCAAAGAGTTATTCGGCAGAAAGGATCTAGATTTTAAGACAGATCTTGATCAGAAACAGATAATTGAGATCTGTAAACTAAGGCACATACACCAAAAATATAAGATAAATGGTATTAAGTCTTTTATAGATAATTTTCTAGCCCTTCAGGTCTCTAAAAATAGAAAGGGAAGGGGCGAGTTTATAAACGCTTTAAAATCAGAGCGAGAACTTAGAAAAAGCAAAGATATGCTCGATCTGGATCGGTTAATGAAGTGATGGATATAATCGGAATTGTGCTGTATGTTACGGTCATTTTAATAGGTTTAGGGGTATTATTTGTTATATATGGGATGATTGGGCTAGTACATAGATTTATCTTCCTCTCAGCCCATCTAAAGGTCATTGACAAGCAAATGCGAGATGTATTGAGAGAGTTAAAGTATAAAATTAATGGCGCGCATGAACATGGTAATAAAAAGATTTGATACAAAAATAGAAGCTAAGCTATTAACTAAGCTTAATAAGTTATTTGTTAGTGATGGTAATGCTTATTCTGAAGAGGAAGCTTTAAAGGATGGCAATTTAGCTATAATGGATCCTGCTAATGTATGTATGATCATAGCATTAAAAGAGGAATCAATAAGGTTATTATCCAGGTTCAGTAATAAAGATCAAAAACAGAAAATACATACTCTTGATTATAAGCAAAAAGAGAGTAGTCTTTCTATTGAAAATACTAGTAAATACTCTATGGAGTACATAATACCTATTATGTCAATATTAAATGTCAATTTTGAGACTGTTAAAATCAGCATGAAGAAAGACTATCCAATGACCTTAGAAACTGACTATTTTAAGGTTATCTTAGCCCCTAGAGTAGATGATGATTAAACATCTATTCAAACCCAAAAAATTCACAAGATCACAAATAATGAGCAATAAGAGATTAACTTACGATTATGGGATAGAAAACCCTGTAAAAGAACTAAACGAGGTAATAAACATGAAAATAAAAGCGGAAGAAAGCATTAAATTAGACGACGGACAGCATGACGGAAAGATCGAAAGCATTGAGTACAGAGAGGAAGAATACAACTATACAGACATAGGGATAATAGTTCAGATCAAAGGAAAGGACAGACTTTTAAAGTGTTCTTACCCAACATCTATTACAGAAAATACGGCGTTAGGTATGTTGATCCAAAGGTTCGGCGCTAAGATTGAAGTCGGAAAGGAGTATGAAGTAGAGGAGTTTATCACTAAAGGTATGTTAGTCTCTTTCCAGACAATAACAAAGAAAACGCCTAAAGGAGAATTTAGTAACATATTAAGAGAATCTCTAAAACCTAAGAAATAGGTTTTTTCTCTTTTTTATACGATGAACATAACAAGCAATTTTACGTCATACAAAACCGAGATCCCTGTCGGAAGGCATTACGTTGAGGATCTTTGTCGTGGGTATTCAGATTGGTTTATCGATCTTCATATAAAATTAGCTTTTATTAACATTATCTTTTATTTTGTTTTCCCATTACTAGAAAAATATCAGAATAAAAAATTAATAGACACAACTTTTGAAAATGATTATCATCTGTTGATAAAGATACAGGATATAAAAAACGCCATGATCGGACTTTTTATGCTTATAAATTTCTTTTATTTCGGCTATTGGTTAATAAGCGGAAACTTAGACACTTTAAGATCTATTCCTGTTATTAGGTGGTTAGTTTGATTTATGGCATGATAGGGAAAAGGGGCGAAGGGAAAACGCTATCCTGTGTCAAAGAGATCGTGGAAGCGATCAACAGGGGCAGGGTAGTTTATTCCAATTTTAGAATAAATAAAAAGTTTTTTCCTAAAAAATTTCATGATAATATAAGGGTTTTAGATTATAAATTCTTCCAGAACTATAAAGATTTTCAGTTAAAGAACTGTGTTATCTGTATTGACGAAATATATATCTATATTGACAGTCGTACGTCTATGAGTAAGCGAAATAAAGTAATGTCATATTTTTTTAACCAAACAAGAAAAAGAGACGTTGATCTTTATTATACAACTCAATTTTTCCATCAGATAGACCGTCGTTTAAGATCTAATACTGAAGTATTTATATTTCCAGAGAAAAAAATATTTTTGGAAAATAAGATCGCTAATCCGACAGATCACGAGATAAAAACCGCCCCCAAAGATACTTACACCTTAGTCATAACTAATAAAATATGGTTTCCTGCTGAAAAGAAAAAGATAAAAGAAACTTTTGTCGGTAATGATTATTTTAAATACTATGATACTGACGAAATAATAGATCTGGAAGAATAATTAAGATACTATGGATAGACCAACAATATTTATTTTGGGGATGGGACTAGGTATGCATATTTTTTGGATAGCTTCCTATTTTTAGCTTATGCTGAAACATGAAAGCTAAAATATTTGTCAAAAATCTTTTTTAATAAAAGATTTTTAGCATAAAAGATAGATGGATTAAGAAAAATGAAAATAATAATCCCACAAAGAAAACGTAATATCTTTATACAGGCATTAAATCAAGATAGGATCTTTATAGGGTTTATCACAGGAAGATCTTATAGTAGTATAGAAAATAAACTAACCCGCTTAAATAGTTCTATTACAACTCAAAATATGAAAATAAGAAAAGAAGGTTTTGTATTTAAGATATATAGATCGCAAACTTATTCCGGCATACGTCACGAAGATATTAAGATCTTTGTTAATTCTCTTTGA